CCCTCGGTATGAAGGTCGAGGAGCTATGGCCTAAGAGAGCGGCCCAAGGTTGAGGTTATTTTACATAAAAAGCGGGGGATTGCAATGTCAAAAATCAAGAAAATAATTGACGAAAAGCAGGTCAGCCTCTTCACCTACCTCGAACCCGAAACCCCGCCATCACCCGGCAGCATGGATATCAGCATGCGGATCCGGCACGCAGTCTCAAATGCCATCAAGAAATCAGGGAAAGACCGTATCGATATCTGTGCGGAGATCTACAAGCTCTCCGGGAGGGAGGTCACTAAAAGCACGCTCGACGGGTGGTCAGCCGAGAGCCGGGACCTGTCAAACGACGGCATCGACTTTAACGGCAACAGGCGATGGGGAATCCCCGGCGAGGTAGCTCCCGCCTTTTGTGCCGCTACAGGGGACTGGGAAGTGCTCTTCATCATCGTGGAAAGCTGCAATTACAAGGCCCTCAAGGGAAAAGACGTGGTCCGGGCGAGGATCGGGCTCCTTAAGGAGGAGATCACTAAGAAGCAGCAAGAACTAAAGGATCTGGAAAAGGCCCTGGTGAAGGCAGCGGAATAAGGAGGCAATCATGGCAGAGGGCAATCGTTATCGGATCGAAGCGGTCTATCAGGCCGGGCAGATCCTGAAGACCATTTCCGAGATCAAGCGGCCGCTCGGATCGTCGGAGGTGGCCAAGGAATTGGGGATAACGGACAACACCGCTTACCGCATGTGTGTGACCCTGGAGGAGATCGGGTTTTTGAAGCAGGTCGGCTGCAAGTACGACCTGGGCATGGGGCTGGCCCTCTTCTGGGCCAGGAAAAAGGCGATGCTGGAGGGGGAGCGGAACAGTATCGAGAAACAACTGACGGAGCTGGGATAGGAGGCAGAAGGCATGGCGAACAAGCCTAAAGGGCAGAAGGTTACGGATGAACAAGTGGAGGCGTCGAAGCAGATCTACGCAATCGCCCGGCAGGAGGCGGATCTGGAAATGGCCCGCTTGAAGGGCGAGATGGATGCGGTCCATACAGAGGGCCGGTACGAGGGCATCCTAGCTAAGATCAACTATGACATCCTGCATAATGAGTTTTTGAAGCTCGCCGTTTTGTACCAGGTCAGGCAGAGCAAGGAATACAAAAAGGGCGGCAAAACATGGGACGAATTCTGCGAGACCCATGGTTACCCCAGACGTACGGCTGACCAATTGCTCTCCGAAATGAAACCCCTCTTCAACGAATTTTCGGCAGGATCTGCCGGTTTTTCAGGGCTTCTTGGAATCACCTTGAATAAAATCAGATTGTTAGGAAAATCGATTTCGGCAGGATCTGCCGAAATTAAGGACGGTGTCCTCATCTACGAAGACCAGCAGATCCCCCTTTCTCCGGAATTCAAAGACGACATCGAGGCGGTCATCGACCAGATCAAGGAGGAGGCTTCGACCCTCCGCAAGGAGAAGGAACTCGATGCCAAGGCCAAGGACCGGGTGCTCAAGGACAAGGAGAAGGTCATCCAGAAGCTGAACAGGAGCCTGGAAAAACTGGAAGGCCAGTCCAAGGAGAAGGAGTTGACTCCCGAGGAGGACGGCTTCCTGAAGAAGGTGGAGAAGCTCCGCCTCGGCTTTGACGGCTACCTCCTCCAACTGGATCCCCTTCGGATCGAAGAGCTTTCCTTCGACAGCGACCCATCCCCCACTCCCCGCATGCGTGCGGCCTACCTCGCGGCCCTAGACTACATGAGAAAGCAAATCCTGGTGGCCTTTGACCAGGCGACCGAGATGTTCGGCGACGCTATCATGTGCCCGGAGGCGGCCTGGAAACCCGGGATGGGGACGGTGCTTACGCCAGTGGACGGCGACTCCAAGGAGAGAACCAATGCAGGAGGCGCAGATGTCAATTAATGCACTAGCAGCAATGGAATCTCTTCCCCCGGAAGTCGCCTATAGATTCTTTTATAAGCAGCTCTGCAAATACCCTAAAGCGGAGAAGGCTCTAAAAAAGGCCCTGCTTCTTCCCGGAGCGACGCCTGAAAGCATAACTAAAGTTTTTGAAGAGATGGCAGCAAAGTCCGGGGAAGTATTTCCTGCTTCAATGAAGGTGTTCATTATCAAAGTTCTTGAACATGCTCAATTTCTGGCCCAGGTTGAAGCGGGGACATATGAAGGAGAGGAAGGAGGGTCCAATGCCGAAGGTTGAAGAATACAACTACTTCATCTGCCCTGAGTGCGACAAGGATGGGGAAAATAGACGGAGCTACGAATTCAGTGGTGACATTTGACGTGGACATACGGAGTTGAACGATGTGGCAGGAAGATCTGGCAGCGGAATTGAAGTCATCCAAACCGAGAGAGCGCAAGGGGATCATTCTCAAATACAGGGATTTGGCAGGGCTTTCCGAGCAGGGCCTTTATAGGGTGGCTGCCAAGTATGGGTTTGATTCCGGCCGCAAGCGGCGTGCGGACCGGGGCGTCTTGAAGACAGGGCTCACTGACAAGCAGATTGAACTGGTCGCGGCCTTGATCTACGAGACCGGCCGGGAAAACAAGGGGCCGATCATGCCGGTTGAAAGGGCGATCCAGATTGCCGAGATGAACGGATATCTGGAGCCCGGCCAGGTGACGCCAGGCACCATGAACCGGATCCTCCGGGAGCGGCAGATGTCGAAGGTCCACATGAACGCGCCCACGCCCCACACGCCCATGCAATCCCTGCATCCCAACCACGTCCATACGTTCGATGTCTCGGTCTGCATCCAGTATTACCTGAAGAACGGCCGGCTCGGGATCATGGACGAGCGGGACTTCTACAAGAACAAGATCGACAATTTCGCCAAGATCAAGACCAGACTGCTGCGATACCTCCTGACGGATCACTTCAGTGGCGCGTTCAAGGTCAGGTATTACAACACCACCGGCGAGTCGGCGGAAAACCTCTGGAACTTTTTGAAGTGGGCCTGGGGCGTACAGTGTCACGAGAAGCTCCCCTTCCGGGGCGTCCCATTCGTCCTGCTCATGGACACCGGATCGGCGAACAAATCGCACGCCATCGTCAATTTCCTGGAGCGTCTGGAGGTGACCATCCCGAAGGGGCTGCCCTACAACCCGCGACGCCAGGGTCAAACCGAAAGCACCCACAACATCGTCGAAAACTGGATCGAATCGGGACTCCGGATCGAGCCGGGGACAACGGTCGAACAGATCAACACTTGGGCCTGGGACTTGGCCGCATGGCACCAAGCCACCAAGGCTCATTCCCGCCACGGCATGACACGCACCCAAGCGTGGATGCTGATCAAGGAGGAGCAGTTCCGGGAACTCCCCTGCGAGGAGATCCTCCAGGACATCTTCCAGGGTAAGGAGGAGACCAGGATCGTGACCGGCTCCTACACGATTCCGTTCGGGGGCAAGGAGTACAACGTCAAACATGTCGAGGGGCTAAGGCCGAAGGCAGAGGTCAGGGTGATCCGCAAGATCTACAAGCAGCCCCTCATCGATGTCGAATGGCAGGGGAAGCTCTACGAGGCATCGCCGATCGAGACCCTGCCGGCAATTCAGGGCGGCTTCCGGGCCGACGCGGCGGTCATCGGCCAGAGCTACAAGGCACAGCCGGAAACTCCGACACAACAGGCAGTCAAGCGATTCGACAACATGGCCTATGGGCAGACGAGAGGCAAAGACGCTGTGCCATTCGAGGGGCTTCAAGTGTTCGGCGGTCTGGCGGATCAGATCAACGTGGACTTCATCACCAGGCAGGGAACGCCGATGGAGGTTGACCGGGGCGTCGCCGAGACGCGGATCTCCATCGACGAACTGCTCAAGCGGGCCGCGCAGGCGGCCGGGCGGATCACTCCTGAGAAGAACCAGGAGTTGCGAGCAAGATACGGAAGCAGCATCAACATCAAAGAAGCGGAGGAGGTGATCGCGGGCATACAAGATGGAACATGGAGACCAGAGGAATTACAGACAGTACAGGCGGGAGGATAACGACAAGGGAGGTGAAGATCGTGGCAAAGGCAAACCCAGCACTGGCATATACCATGAAGTTCAGGCCACTCGTCCTCAAAGAGCTTCTCCTCGAATGCGGGATCAGCCAGACCGAGGTAGCAAAGGCGGCCGGAATATCCAGGCCCTCGGCTAATCTGCTGGTCAACAGAGGATACATGCCAAGCGACGCTCCAAATGCAAAGCGGGAAATCGAGCAGATGCTCCAAAAGCATTCGAGGGCATCGCATTGGCTCATCAACCGTGGACTCAGAGTGGAAAAGGTCTGGGAGCCGCTCGGGAAAAGCTTACGGAACTGGAATCCGGCAGCGGACAATCAGAAGCAGTGGGCGACACGGAGGAAGAACGCCCTGGTCCAGCGGGACCTTGAACATATCATCCAACTGGAGGTGGAGATGGAAAGCGTAAAACCAGAAACATTGCGGCATTTCAAGTTGTTCAGAGACCCTTTCAAGGCACCATACGATGTCCAGAAAGATGGCGACATATACATGTCTGAGGATCATCTGTACATCGAGGCGGCTATGAAGGATGCGGCGACGAATGGGGGCTTCCTGGCTGTGATCGGGGAAGTTGGCAGCGGTAAGACGATCATCCTGAAAAAGGTTATCGGCCAGCTCAAGAAGGATGGCGGTATCCATATTATCGCACCAAGGAGCCGCCTCGACTGCACGATGGATAGGACTGGATCGAGCAAGATCACGCCAGGCAAGCTGATCGATGCAATCATCCGGGACATCAGTGATCAGCGGGTAGATACCCGCCTGGAGCACAAGGCAAGGCAGATGGAGCAGTTGCTTCTCGATCGGTCCCAACAGGGCTATCAGTCGGTGCTCATCATCGACGAGGCCCATTCTCTGCAACTGAACACTTTCAAGTACCTGAAGAGATTTTGGGAGCTTGAGGACGGGTACAAAAAACTCTTGGCGATCATTCTGATTGGACAGGCCGCTGAGATGAAAAGGATGCTCGATGAGGAACTGCACCCGGAACTCCGCGAGGTCATCAGGAGGATTCAGGTCGCGGAGATCAGGGGGCTCAATGGGGATCTCAGGGATTACCTGGCTCTGAAGTTACGGCGGGTAAACGTGAAGCTTGAAGATGTCATCGACGAAGATGCGATCAAGGCGCTTTCTCGCAGGCTGACCGGAACTGACGGCCGGGAAAGACCTGTTAGCCATGCGTACCCACTGACCGTGCACAGCTACATGGCGGCTGCCATGAACCTGGCATGTCAGATGGGGGAAAAGAGGGTGACCGAAAGCGTGATCATGGGGCTCTAAGGAAGGGTGGTCCTATGGGATATCTGTCCGGGATATTGGTTGTCATGGCGGCCCTTGCAGGCGGGACAGCGATATGGGCTTACGACAGCGCAATCGTGCGATGGATACTGTTTCTGGCCTTTTTTACCATTTGGGCCTGGCACCCGAAGGCCGGGAATGCGGCCAAAGAAGGAGAATCGGATCATGGTCGAGAAATTCAGGAACTACATCGAGCGGGGATCCTGGGAGGAGGATCTGGAGGGGCAGTTCGCCCGACTGAAGGTCTTCTGCTGGGTGGTCATTGTCCTGGCGGCACTCTATTTCGGGGGTGGATATCTGCAACGGCTGCTGGTGGAGGTGATCCAATGACAAAGCGTGAACGTCGATGGGCGAAGCCGAGGATAAAGGAGCCGCGTCGAACCGAGACCGAACAGCCCGGACCCTTTGCAGGGACCCCGGGTGATCGGATGCTCGACAATGGTATCCATTGTCAGGCAAGGGGCAATCGGATCGACACGGCGTTTTGTATCCTACAACAATCCCGCGAGCCGGGCAAGTGCATCGGCTGCGGCCACTTCAAATCATAGGGGGACCAGATGGCAACATTGGGAGATATAGAACGCCTGACCAAGGAATATGCGGAGTTTCGTAACAGTCTTTCTGCAAAGGTGCAAACCCTGGAGGACGAGATTAACGCTGCCAAACGAAGGCACATGGCAGCCATCAAAAAGACCGTCGCAACGGTGATGGAGCGCCGGTCCCGGCTGAAGTCCGCCATCGAGGAGAGCCCGGAGCTCTTCAGAAAGCCCAGGACGATGATCATTCACGGCATCAAAGTGGGCTTCCAGAAGGCGAAGGGGGAGATCAGGTGGGTCGATGCTGCCCAGGTGGTCAAGCTGGTCAAAAAGCATTTCCCGGAGCTGGCGGAGACCCTGATCAAGACGACCGAGACGCCGGTCAAGGCGGCCCTCGGGCAGATCCCCGCGGCCGACCTGAAGCGAATTGGCGTCACGATCGAGGACGACGGGGACGTCGTCATCATCAAGGGTACAGACAGCGAGGTTGACAAGTTTGTCGAGGCCCTGCTGAAGGACGATGACCGGAACGAGATGAACACGGAGGCAGCATGACCAATAGGTTTTTCAGCAGCAATAAGGAATATGTCTGTCAGGATGCACATTTATTGGAAGGCCTTCAACAACTCAGGTCAGAATTGCGGGAAAAGGGCGACAGAATTTCAGACAGCGAAGGCCACTATAGGGTCGCTTCCGGAGACCTCCTGAGCATGTATGAGGAAGGGGTGCTCGTTATTGACAATTTTCTCTCACGACTCATTGAGAGAGCGAGACCTGATCGAGACAAGATGGTGGGGGTTTAAATGCGGCTGGTTTGTCCATCATGCGGGGCCGTGGCCAGCGGGGAGGCCTGGATGAACGATTCGATCATCCGGAACTTCTTTGACGTGGCCATGAGGCTCCCCTCCCCCGTCCAGATCCGGACGCTGCATTACCTGGGCCTCTTCCGCCAGGGGGGAAAGGCGCTCCCCTGGCGGAGGGCCTTGACCTTGGCCAAGAGCCTCCGGGATTTGACCGAGCAGGAGACGGTTCACTGGCAGGGCGGAGAGACCCGGCCGGTAACGCCGGCGATTTGGGGCCGGGCGATGGAGGCCACCCTGGCCAGCGGCCCGAAGGGGCTCAAGAACCATAATTACCTTCGGCACGTGGCCTGGGAGATGGCAGCCGAAGCGGCGGCTAAGGCCGAAGAAGCCCGTGAGCAGACCCGCAGAAAGCGCACTCAGGAGGAGGAACAGGGGCCTGAGCCGTTGTCCGATGAGACACGCAGGCAGATCGATGCATTCAAACTGAAAGTGGGGCTGAAATGAAGATGATCGAACCGATCCAAGTACAATTGATCCACATCGCCAAGACACAGTTGGGGCTGTCCCGCGAAGAATATGAGGCAGCCATCATGGCTCAGACCAAAGGGAAAAAAAGCTCCAGCAAGGATCTGACCTACTTCGAGGCCGATGGCCTGATTAACTATTTCAGGACATTGGGGTTCAAGATCCAGAGCAACTATATCAAGACCTCCGGGGCGGCCCGGCGTTCCCGGTGGGCCTATGCGAATGCCGCCAGGCGTGCCCGGAAGAATCCGGGGAACGTTGTCCTGATGCCCTCCAGGGACCAGATGGAGATGATCAAGGTCCTGGTCAAGAAGATTCCCTGGCGCCTTGAGGATGGATATCGGCGCTGGCTGGAGAAAAACATGAAGATCACTCGCATCAAGACGGCCGGGCAGGCCAGCGACGTGATCGAGGGCCTCAAAGGCTTGATGAAGACACAGTTGCAGGAAACGTGAGATGACGCAGGATTGGGTATCCCAAATCGCCGCCTCAATGAGCATCGAGAATCTGCCGGAAACCTATCAGGACGTCGCCGAGGTGTTCGGCATGGAGGGGGCGCTCAGGCTGGCCCGGCGATCGGGCGGCATGCGGATCTACGTCCCCAAGTTTGACAGCCTGGTCCGTGATCGCCGTGACGAAATGATCCGCAAGGAATTTACTGGCTCCAACCACAGGGAGCTGGCCAGGAAATACGGTCTTTCGGAAACCTGGATCCGAGAGATTGTCCAACGAAAGCCCGCGCACGAGCAGGCAGACCTTTTTGCCGAAACAGGCGCGTAACTCCCTTCCCTTCAAGTCAATTTCTCAATTGCTTTGGTAGTCTCTCTTTCCCCGATTTCCTATAACCGCCTCCAATAGCAATCACCTCTGTCACCGGCCGGGACTATGGACCTCCTGCCGTGGTCCCGGCCACCCGCTCTTTGAAATTTCCGGGGGCGTAAGCCCCTTTTAATTGCCTCCGGCTCTGCTCCGGTTTGCCGGAATCATCCGGAGGCATCCTTTGATTCAAACGCATTGCATGCGTTTAGAGGCGCCCAGCGCCAAGGCCTCCCCCGGGACCATGCCCACGGGGGAGGCCCCAAAACTGTGATGGACCGTATGATGCGTAGGGAACTCATAAAAAGCCATGAAGGGTTGCGGCTCCGGAAATATCGGTGCTCCCGGGGACATTGGACCATCGGATGGGGATGGAATCTGGATGCTCATCCCCTGCCTGCCGAAATAGCCTCCTTCTATCGGATTCATGGCGCCATCACCGAGGAAATGGCGGAACGCCTCCTGGATATCAGCATGGCCGCGGCCGAAGCGGACTGCCGGAACATTTACCCGGGATTCGATCAATTCAGCGAGCGGCGGAAGGATGCTCTGGTTGATTTCGTATTCAATCTCGGCGCAGCCGGCGCCCTCAAGTTCCGGCGGATGCGGGCAGCAATTATCGCCGGAGATTGGCTGGAGGCGGCACGGCAATTGAACGACTCGGCGTACTGGCGACAGCTCGGAGGGGATCCGGCCGGGACCGACGATGGCAAGCTGGAACGGCCGGAGGAGCTTTATCGCATGTTGGTGGAGGGATGAAGCATGAAAAAGATCCGGGAAATCATTGTCATGATCGTCAGGTATCGCGACGTCATTACGACGGGGCTGGCTTATCTGGCGAAGCTGCTCAGGATTGCGGGGAGGGTCAAATTAAGAAGATTGACGTTCTGTTTTTATCCATTCTGCTAATCGAAGCTTTGACCCTTTCCGGATGCAGCGCCGTCCTGGATACGGTCAAAACCACGGACAAAGATCTTGCAAGTTACATGGAAGTGGAAACCCTCAACCGGAACTGTACGGCGGGTATTGCACAGGCAAGCTCCGATGTTTCCCCGGATGCTATATCCCCGCTTCGTGTCGCCGCGGTTACCAAGTTTGCGGACCCGAAAACAGAGGATTACCAGACCTGTTACGCGAAGACAGCGTGGGCGCTATTCGTCGCGAAAAAGATGGAAGGAGCCTTCTCTTCATTTATGACGAAACTGACCGAACTGGGCATTCTGGAGTAGGGACATGGAACGACCGATGCTGTGCCCTGGTGATGAGTTCGCTACCAGGAATCCGATGGCCCTTGGCGCGGCCATCAACTTCTTCCAGGCGGCGCGAGCGGTAGACGACGAGTCGGAATACACCCATACCGGGATCCTCACCGATCCCCATGGTGCTACCCTGGAGGCCCTCTGGACGATTAAGAGTCAGAACCTATGGGAGGCTTACCGTGGAGAGAAGGTTCTGATCGTTCGCAACATCAACATGGTTCCGGAGGTCTATGGTGCCGGATTCGAGAAGATCCGTTCCCACATCGGCCAATGGTATCCGATCCATCGCCTGCTGCTCCATGCCATAGGACTGGCCAAGTGGATCCACTGGTCTAGGATCGTCTGCTCAGAATTCACAGCCAAATTCGAGTGTGGATGCGCGGAATGCCTCGGTAACGATAAAGCCTCGGGGTTCTTTCGCAACTACTACGGTGTCAACCCCGACAACCTGGTCGATCGCTGGCGTGAGAGCCGTTACTACACCACGGTTTTCGAGGGGATTGTGGAATGAACCCCGAGAACTGGACGGAAATTTTTAAATCCCTCGTCTTCTGGGGACCGGGATGTGTGATCGCTGGGGTCATCATATGGGCATTGTACCGGCTTGCCAATACGTTCATCGAGAAATTCGTCACGGGACTCATGTCAATCGGTACGGACTTCATCTCCGCGCAGAAGGAACAGGCAGCCTCACTGGCAAAGATGGCCCAGGGAACAGAGGGGTTGAGGGACAGCATCACCAACTTCGTCAACCGCGACAACCAGGAACATCGAGAGATCATCATTCTCCTCAAATACACCAGGGACCAGATCAATCAGCTCACGGGGAGCTTGGACACTTTAGCCGCATTCATCAAGGAGCAAAAAAAGTCATGACCGACGCCAAAAAAGAGCGATACCGCAGGATCCGCGGCGCGATCCTGAAGCTGCTGGCGCACGAGCATCCGGGGTCTATCGACGCCAAGGTGCTCCACTTCCTCATGGATGATCTGGGGTACACGATGACCGAAGAGGAACTGGAGAGCCACCTGGTCTATCTCTCCGATAAAAATTGTGTGCGGCTGGAAACGCGTAAGACCACCGGTGTGGAAATCAAGATCGCGGTGATCACGCCGATGGGATTGGACGTCTTGGACGGATTCAAGGACGACTGCGGCGTGGATACGAGGTTCTGAGCATGGGCAAGAGCTACATGGCCGACAACCGCGAGCTGACTTACCGCACCTGGCGGGAGTGCGGCCAGAATATCGAGCTGACCATTAAGACCCTCAAGGATCGGGAAGGGCTTCCCATTACGAAACCCACCATCTACTCCTGGATCGAAAAGTACAACTGGAAGGAGCGGGCCGCCCGGGCAGAAGTCGAGGAGCAGAAGGTCAATGACGTGATCGTCAGCGACGCAGGGAAGATCCTGGCCGACCTGGAGAAACAGAAGGCCAAGTACGAGCGGTTCTTCGACAGCTTGGGTGATCTGTCGATCGACAACCAAGCCATGTATGCCTACACGAGCCTCGTCAAGACGATTGTGGAGATCAAGGCCAGGATCGCCGCCTACAAGTCTGACCTTTTCACGGAGTTTCTCCGGGATCTGATCGAGTGGCTCTCGAAGAACGATCCGGGCTCGATGACTGCCATCGAGCATAACTTTGATGACTTCGTAACCTACGCCAAGGAGAGGTATGCCCACAAGTCTTAAGGAAAGACGCCTCGACCGCGATATCGAGGCCCTGCGGACGCTGATCCAGTCAAAGGCGAAGCCGTTTTCTGATGACAAGGCTGCGCAAAAGGAGCGGATCAAGCGGGCATCCTCGGACATGGAATTTTTCGGGCGTACCTATTTCCCGCACTACATCTTGTCAGAGCCTTCCAGCTTGCACAAGTACATATGCACACGCTTCCCGGCAATGATCATCCAGGCCCAGGAGGCGGGAATCGGGGATCGCGAGGCTGATGCCGCGCCCCGCGGAAATGCCAAGAGCACATGGGCCACGCTGGTCTTGCCGCTTTGGTGCGCGGCCTTCAAGTATCGGAAGTTCCCCCTGATCGTTTCGGAAACGGCCGGGCAATCCGAGGACTTCATCTCCTTCATCAAGGCCGAGTTGGAAACCAACGAACGGCTCAAGCAGGATTTCCCGGATCTGTGCGGAGAGGGGCCGGTCTGGCGGGCGACGCTCATCATCACCCGCAACGGGATAAAAATCCGGGGTGTCGGCGCCGGCCAGAAGCTGCGCGGGATGCGTCATGGCGCCATGAGGCCGGATCTGGTCATTTGCGACGACCTGGAGAACGACGAGGCGGTCGAATCGGCAGATCAGCGCAAGAAGCTTGAGCGGTGGTTTTTCAAGGCCCTGATGAAGATCGGGCAACCGGACACGGTTTACATCGTGGTCGGTACGATACTCCATTATGACAGCCTGCTCGCGAACCTGTTGAAGAAGCCCGGCTGGAAAGGCCGGAAGTTCAAGGCCGTCTTGAAGTACTCCCAATCGAAGCTGTGGGAAACATGGGAGGAGCTCTTCTCTGACATCTCCATCGGCAAGGAGGAAGCCGAGGCAATCGCCGACGCCTTCTTTGAGGATCATGGGGCGGAAATGCTGGCCGGGGTGGAGGTACTCTGGCCAGAGCGCGAAAGCTATTACTACCTCATGAAGATGAGGGTCTCCGAGGGACCGGCCTATTTCAATTCAGAGAAGCAGAACGAACCGATCAACCCCGAGGATGCCATCTTCCTGGAGGAATGGATCCAGTACTGGGACGATGACGAAGTGGACCTGACAGGGATCCCGCAGGCGGGCGCTTGCGATCCGTCATTGGGAAAGAAGTCAAAGAATACCGATCCCTCCGTGATTCTTGGCGGAAAAATGAAAGATAACGTCATTTATCTCACGATCGGCGACGTCGAAAAACGTCATCCGGACAAAATTACAAACGACATCTTGACCTACCATGAGAGGGAGCCGTTCACAGAGTTCGTCATTGAAGCTGTTCAATTCCAGGAATTCTTTAAGGACAGCGTGGAGGCAGAGGCCCACAAACGTGGACTCACGCTTAACGTCAAGGGTGTGACGCCACATACGGACAAAGACCTGCGCATCGTAACCCTCCAGCCCTGGATAAAGAACGGCTGGATCCGCTTCAAGCGGCACGGCATGAGGACGCTCATTGACCAGTTCATCTACTACCGGCCCAAGGGAAAAGGCGGACACGACGATGGCCCTGATGCCATGGAAATGCTGAAGACGTTGCTGGAATCAGGACTATATGGCGCGGCAGTGGCGCCTCCCAAGAAAGAGGAAAATAGCGGGGCGGACGGAAAGTATCACGCCCAACGAGGCGGGCGACTTTTCGGGACCTTACTGTCTCGAATGAGGAGGGCCGCTTAGATGGGTCTTGGCACAGCGATCGTCAAAATGCTTTTTGCCGGCGAGATAGAGCGACAGGTGAAGGACCGCCTGCCGGCGGCCGTTGGCCAGAACCTCAGCGAAATCGGCTGGCGGCGCCTGACCGGAGCGCCCACTCGCGAGCTGCCCATGATGGACCAGGACCGGGCCATCGAGGTGGCCTACTGGCTCTGGAAGACGAACCCCCTGGCCAGATGGATCATCGAGGTGATCACGGCCTTCGTGGCGGCCAAGGGATCGCCCTTTACCTGCACGAACGACAAGGTCCGGGACCTGCTGACCTCATTTTGGGACGACCCGGTCAACCGCATGGACATCCACTGGGAGAACTTCGTCCGGGAACTTGGCATCTACGGAGAGCAGTGCTGGCCGGTCTTCGTTGCGGAGCAGACCGGCCGGGTCCGGCTTGGATATCTCGATCCGGCCCAGATCGAGGAGGTCTTCCCGGATCCGGACAACGTGAAGATCAAGGTGGGGGTCACCATCAAATCCCAGACGGGAGGAACGGCGCGCCGGCTGAAGGTGGTTCTGGACGGCGAAAACGAGGCCTTTCTCTCGGAAAAGGGAAAGGAACTGCGGGAGACCTTTACCGACGGTCAGTGCTTCTATTTCACGATCAATGCCCTGACCAATGAGATGCGCGGCACCTCGGACCTGTTTGTCGTTGCCGATCACCTGGACGGCTACGAGCAGTTTCTCTACGACAGCAACGAGAAATACGCCAGATTCAACGCTTTCTTCTATGACATCACCGTAGATGGCGCCGATGAGAAGCAGCTCGCCAAAGAGCGGGCAATGTATGAGCCCCCGAAAACCGGGGAGGCTTTCATCCACAACGAAAAGGTCAAGTCCGAGGCAGTGGCCCCTGACCTGAAAGCGGAAAACGCTGAGACGGCCGCACGGCTCCACCGTAACCACATCCTGGGGGCATTGGGCCTGCCGGAGCACTGGTACGGAGGTGGCGGGGACGTGAACCGCGCCACGGCGGCCGAGATGGATGAGCCGTCGCGGAAGATCATCGCGAACCGGCAGGAAAAGATCAAGAACATGCTGGAGTTCGTCTTTGACTTCGTCATCGAGTCGGCCGTCGAGGCCAGGTATCTGACCGGCGTTCCCGAGGAGGAGCTG